ACCAACAGGCCCTATAGCACCAGTTGTGCCTACACACGAACAATTTGGATTTACACATGGTGGTGGACAACTTATCCCACAACCACTTAATCCCGGGGACATACTTCGTTTAATTATAGGGGCAGAATCTGGGGGCCCAATAGAAGTGCCAAATTCAACACAGCAAGGAAATCCTTCAATTATAACAATAGAACTATTATTACTTTCTCCTGTACTGCATGTACAATTATCTTCAAGTCCTGTTATAGGTGGAATAATTACAGATATAGGATTCTCTGGATGACTTATAGGGATATAAGACTGAATAGTAGGAGTCCATCCCCAGAAATCTTCCCAATATTGAGTATTAATAAAACCACCGTCTTCATTTGACTCTGGTGGGAATGCTGGCCCAATAGCCTGAAATCCAGAAGGCCCAGCTGCATTAAATCCACCATAATCAATATTAATACTTCCATTTGTTAGATTAGCAACATATTCACATGGTACTTTTTGATCACATGAAATACAATCATCTGAAAAACTTATAGGAGTATCTGGAAATATAGTTCCTCCACACGAACCTCCTGCTGCGTCTGATGGTTTGGGAACCAGAGTATCCACAGTTCCACAATATTGATTTGAATTGTCATCTTGAAACAGTATTGCGCCAGGGCCAGTATTAGATCCAAACGGGAATCCCAAAACTCCAGCCATATTCATTGAATATTCAGTACCATCCTCAATACCTTCCGCAAATGCCACATAATTTGCAAAAACAGGACAAGGAGAAGTGTCATTTCCATTATATTTTGCAATACATGCTCTGGGTTTTCCCACATAGACAGTACTATTGTCAGCGGTGCAGTAATATTGCGCATTACTTGGCTCAGATGGGCAACCCGGAATAGTACTTCCTGTTGCCGTATTCCCAAAAGCTCCAATACTAATTAGATAATTTCCATCAGCTGGAACAAGTGCTAATATAGGAAATGAAGTTTCATTTACTGGACGATATCCTGCTCCGTATAATGCACCAGCAGGATATATCATGGCGGGTAATCCCATGACTGTTCCTCTACCATAACCAAAGTTATTACCAGTAACAGGGAACGCACCAATCACTTCACTTGATCCACATGCGACAGCAACAACCCATCCACCATTAGGAACATTTGAGTAATGTGTATTTGCTTGTATGCCTGCCCAATAACCAGATCCTAGACCAGGAGTGTTTGGTGCTGGATACCCGCCAGTACCACAAGAACATTCTCGATCATCTGGTGGTGGTGGGCATGTTAAACAAGAACACGGATCATCAAAATTCGAACAAGAATCTCCACCACCACCCCCACCATCAGGTGTAACACACACATCAGCAGGAGGATTTGCATTTAATTTGGAACAACTAAAACATGTACCTTGTAATTTACTGTTATAAACTGCATCTCTATGCAAGATAGTGGTATCTGTTACTTCCGAAGAAGAAGACAACAACAGAGTAACCCTATTGGTAGCAGTTACTCTTGCTTTACGATTTGGTTCTGATTTAACAGCAATTACAAAATCCATTATTTTGTAACTCCGGGAGTTATAATAAATCTTCCTTGCATGATTCTATATACAACTTTTTTAGGATGTGAGATAGTATCTTGTGCATATACCAACTCAATGTCGTATAGTGGTTTACCCGCTTCAACGCCTTCCATGTGAATTGCATCTATTGTGATAATAATATTTGGATCCGTATTTGTTGCTCCACCATCTCCCAGTTGAATATCGATTGGGAAGAAATCTAGTCCATAACCAGATACACCAAACAATGCTAAGTCGTTTGTTATCGAAGTAACATCAGCAGGAGGAGCAATAGGTAGTACTACTCCATCTACTGTGTTTCTCACTTGCATACGCACATACGCTGTTGCAATACTCAAAATATCGTTATCCGATGATTCAGTGATAAATCTAGATTCAAATCCAATAGGCAACTCATCTACTGGAGTAAATCTAACATCGTCACGAAGTTCGCCCTTAAGATTTAGAGCCTTACCGTCTTTATCCGCAACTGTTAGGTATAACCTATATGTTGCTCCCTGTTCCGCTTGAATATCATAATAGGCTGCTGACATTGAAGTTTGCTCCTCCACCCGCTGGCGCCGCTGGTGATAATTGACCTTGTTGTTGTAATTCTGATCCAACTGCTGGTGGTTGACCACCACCCGCTACTTGTTGTTGTTGTGCATCCAACTGCATTGCGATTTGCTGTTGCTTGATGCGTTCCTTATCAATCTCATCTTGCATTTCATCTGCTTCTTGTTCTGTCATTTGCAGAATTGTCTTTCTGATCCATCGTTCTGAGAAGAACTTACCAGAGAAATCGCCAACATCACGAAGGATAGAAAGTCGTTCCTTCATCATTTCAATTTCTTTAGATTCTGTGAAATATGAATCTGTTGTGAAATCAAACCGTATGTTCTGTGAAATATCTTCCCAATCTTCTTGATTGAGAATACCCTTAGAGATCAGTTGTACGCGAAGAAGATTCAAGAACATCTCAGAGAACTTCATTCGAAGTTTGTTCACAAATTTATTGAACTTCAATTCGTCACGGGTGATTTCTGATGTTCTGCCCATATTGAATCCATTATCCGCTTCCATACGGGATAATGGAATATTCAATGAAACATAAAGTTTCTTCTGGAAATATTTGACATCTTCCATCTCACCGAGATTTTGTCCACCCGGAAGAGTTTCGATTGATGTTCCCTTGCCACCTTCGCGACGAGGCAACCAGTAATCTTCCAACATGTGTTGCATTCGACGATCATCTTTAACTTCGCCTGTAACTGCATCGTATGTGACTTTATTTCGATAACGATTCATGATCTCACGAAGATATTGCTCCGCTTTATTCTTCGGAAGTGAACCAACATCGATATAGAAAATTCTTCGTTCAGGCGCACGGGCAATACGGTAGATAACTACAGCATCTTCTATCATGCGCAACTGATTTAATGGTTTAATTACCTTATGAAGATAACTATAAACCTTCTTTGTGTTTCTATCTAATAGTCCAGAATGGACATAACTAACAGAGTCTGCGGTAAGTCTGATTCCTGTCGTATTACCATATGTAACTATTGGGGTAAATGTACTAGGAGCAATTAACTTATCAAAATTTGAATATATGTAATATTCTTTAACAGACTCTATTGTTTCAACTTTGGTTTGTTGATCTGTCTTCTTTTTAATTTCTGTTATTTTCTTAATCTTAAGTGGATCAACTTGAATGATCTTTTGAATTCCTGCTTTTGGATCCTTTTCATCCAATACAGAGAAGTGGTATATTCTCCCATCGATATACCATTGTCTAAAAAGATCATATCCCTTCTTGCTAAAGTTGAGTAGATACAGAACTCGATCAAATTCCTCTACCATCTTCTTTTTTGTAGAAGAAGAGATATCCTTAATCTTATCCAAATCTAATTTAACAAGAGTTCCTTCAACATCTTCTGTTATACTCTCGTTGACGATATCGTCTATTGCAATTTCAACCTCTGCATGGGCACTCATTTCACGATACTTACGAATCAGATCGATATCTGATCGTAAATTGGTAAGATCCATGTCAACAGCATAACCTTGCGCTCCAGCTCCACCCGCTTCTATGAGGGTGGAGCCGTCCGCAAAGTCTGCTTCAGGTGTTATAGGTATGTTTTTAGGTTCTTCCTTGGCGCCGCCAAACTGGAACCCGAATAATTTAATTGCCATTATAAAACTCCAAGTAAATGATTACCTGAATATGTATGTCTCACATACGAACCGTAACTATCATCTGGATGAATAACCAACACCAAACGATGAATTGCCGTTACCGTATCCGAACGAGAATCCAGATCCACTACCATTACCACCACCATTATTACCGAATCCGAATCCACCACCAGAACCAGCGAGGCCAGGTGTTACTGCGCCAGGATTGAGAAGTCCTTGACCACCAACATTAGCACTGATTTGTGGTGAGTTATCATTAACGAAGTAAGAATAACCGAAGGTAACTGTAAATTCTGAAACTGCATCATTGTTATCAAATGCAAGATCTACAGATGAGATATCGCGAGGGAACATATCAAAGAACTGATATGCTCTGGTTGGTTGATATGCTTTATTCAATTGCGTAACTACAGCAGAACCAAAGATTTGTCTTGGATTTGGAAACAATGTCGCATTTCCTGCAAACGAATTAAACTGTTCATGCCAATATTCAAACACTCTACGAAGATTCATGTCTTGAGTATTCAAGATAGTAATCGTAAAGTCTTCGAATGTTCTATCACCCGGATACTTAGCTTGTCGTCCAAGATATGGTACAGTAATTTCACCAAGCACAGATGCTGGTAATTGAGTACTACGACAAAAGAATTGTAATTGAGCAAATGCTGGGTTCAGAACAGCAAGACCAGGGCATGCCATAACGAAGGTATAGAGGTTTGGTCTTGCACCACCATCGAAATTTGTCATGAATGAATTAATACTTGATTCGGCCATTAGATTCTCCTATTTCTTTTATTTATCTTGTTTTTATCGTAAAACCCCATATTATCCACCATATTCTGCGAATGTCACTCCAGTTGGAGTTGCAACAAAGTTGAGTTGGATAAAGTTGATAGAACGATTTGGCGCAATAAAGATATCAGCAACAAAACGATTAGAATCGATAATGTTTGGTGTGTTGTTACTATCATCACATACAACCGCATAGGATGTCACGCCTCGTCTTCCTTGAATATCTCTGAGGAATGGTTCGACCAGTTGCTTGAATTGTGAACGAGTAAAGGAATCGTTGAATTCAAAGAGTTGGAACTTAGCAGCAGTTGCAATAGACTTCTCAAGGACATTGAAGAGTCTTCGAACATTAATACGATCAAATGCACTTGGTTTCTTTTGGAGAGTCTTGTCTCCAAAAAGAATAACTCCAAATCCCTGAGAGGTGATCACAGGATTGATGTTGTTCTTATAAAGAACATCTCTTTCTTCTTTATTTGGATTGAAGCAGAGTTTGACGATGTTAAGAATACGACCGCGATCATATCCTGCTGGTGAAAACCACGGATCCTTTTGGG